TTATTTCTCATTCGGGTCTGACGGTCTCTTGAGAATGTCGCCGGCTATCTCCTCTGGCGTGGTTTCACCTGTATGGAGACGTATGCAGTCAACGATCTGCTGCGCCGTGATCTCCCGCCCTTCAATTTGTTCGGAAGCCAGAGCTTCACGTAGCGCTGGCTCCCCGCGCTTCAGTTCCGCGATAGCATCGGCTACCGTAGTTTGTCCCGCAAGTACCTCAGCACACAGGTGGCGCATCTTCTGCGTGATGGCGTTTCCCTCCATCGCCACCGAAGCCTCGGCATTTTTCATAGCTTGCTGCGCGTTTTTCTTATTCATGCCACCACCTCCTAAGCCGTGACGCACTTCTTTACCTGCGGCTCCTCAATGGGGGCAACGACGTCGGCAAACTTCTCTGTAATCTGTGCCGCCTTTTCGTCTGCCGAGGCAATAACGTGGGCGTAGATGTTTGCTGTGGTACTTACCTGAGCATGGCCCAATCGCCGAGAGACCACGACCAACGGCGTACCGTCAGCGATCATAAGGCTCGCGTAGGTGTGGCGTAAGCTGTGAATGTGGACAGCCGGCAGTCCGCTCCGCTTCACGAAGGAGGCAAACCACTTCGTGAGAGAGTCCGGGAAGATCGGCGCCCCGTCGTCGCCAGTGAATACGCGGCCAACCGTGTCTTTCCAGTAGTCGCCGCACGCCTCCCGCTGGGCGTCTTGCCATCTCTTGTACTCGAGGAGCATCGTGAAGGCCGAGCGGGACAGCTTCAGCGGCCGGGCCGAGGTGTTGTTTTTCGGCGTATCTGTGTAGATCCCGGTGCCTGCTGCATAGTTCAGCGTATTCGTGATCGTGATCGTCTGGTTTTCAAAGTCAACATCCTGCCAGCGCAGGCCGAGCAACTCGCCACGGCGCAGGCCGGAGAGCAGGTCGAAGGTAATCATGGCGCGGTACTTGATGGGCTCCTCGTGCAGCAGCTCCAGAAGGCGCCGGGCATCGGCTTCGTCGAGGTGAGGGGCTTCCTGCTTCTGCATCTTCGGCAGCTCAGCGTTGACGGCCGGATTGTAAGGAATATACCCCCACTTGACTGCCTTCCCGAGGCATGAGCTGATGATCCGATGGTAGGATCGGACGGTATTGGAGGACAGCAGCCGATCCGGCTGCTCCAGCCTGAAGGCGTCCGAGAGTCTCAGGCCGAGCTCTGTGCTGATCGCCGTGGCCGTCTCCTTGCTGACCCGTTTGCCGGCGATAGCGATCCGCAGCGTGTTCCCTGCGACCCCTGCCGCTTTCCCGAAGGCTGTCCTCGTGGCCCCTGTCTGCTGAATAGCTGCGCCGAGGTCGATTTTGCTCGTGTATTTCAGGTCGGCGCGGATCCCGGTTTCTTCGAGGTTTCTATAAAACTCGTTGAGGTGGCCGGTACGCAAATCTTTGAGCTTAATGTGGCCAATGGCCTGATTGATCCGCACAAGGTTTTTCTCGTACTCGGTGTAGGTCTTGATCTTGAGCTGCTTCCGGGCGAAGTCATTCATCCAGATCTCGGCGAAGTCCTCGAAGCGGACATTCCCGTCTTTCGTGGTGCCGGCGTTGACCCGCTCCTCAAATAAGACTTTCTGGCGCTCCAATTCCTTTGCAATCTGTCGGGGAGTCATCCCGGCCGGAGGTGTCCATGTGAAGTGTTTGCGGATCTGCTTTCCGCTGTTGTCATATCCGCAGGAGACGGTAATCTTATAACTATCCCCGCGTTTTACTGCTGTTGCCACAGTGCGTCCCTCCCTTCGTTATTTCCGAGGATCCGCCGGTGCCGGCAGCCCTCGCCAGCTCCTCGCATAGTTCATCCAGAGCCCGGTCGAGGAGTTTTCTCTTGTAGCTGGTAAGCATATCCAGTGCGACGCGATCGGCCCCTGCGTCCCTGTTCAAGTGGTCAGCCATCGGCAGCAGCTCGGCCAGATCCTCAGGAGCGGGGCAGCAGGCCATGACGTAGGCGCGAAGATCCTCGAAAAACTCTGCGGCGGCCGACGCTGACAGCACTGAGCTGATCGTGGAAAGCATCGCATCGTCGTATGTTCGCAGGAAGTCTATGGCTGCGTCAGATAGAGGAATAACTTTCCCAATTGCATCGTGCTCTACGGTTTGGTGCTCACTGATCCCGAGCAGGTAATCAGATGTGACGCCGAAATACTCCGCGATCTTCCTGATGGTTTCTATATTTGGCTCTCGTGCATTTCTCTCATACGCCGAGAGCGTTCCCTGCTTAATGCCAAAAGCAGGATCTTGAGCTATTTGCTGCTGCGTCAACCCTTTGGCTTCACGCAGCAGTTTAATCTTGTCACCGATCATGGTGTCGCCTCCTTTGATATAAGCATACACCGTCATACTACAAAATGCAAGAATAAAAGCAAAAATAAATTTATTTGCACAAATTGTTGACAAGCGCACAGCGAGGTGCTATATTACAGTAGAGCCCGATGATCTGTCGGGCACAGGGATCAGCTCGGAGTTAGTAGCCTCTGATCCCATACCATCAACTATCTGTTAAAACCGGATGACAGCACCACGCGGATCATAATAGCGACGCGTGACCGAAATCAGCCGCCCAAACAGACAGACCCCAAGCAAGGGGGAAGTGCGTCTGTTTGGAGAGTGTATCGCCAAGATACGGCTGAAGCCAAGATCTTTTTTCGGGCTCCGCATAAGGAGCTCTCGAAACTCGGGTATTACCATCGCGAGACGATGGCCGAAGCGACCGCCGAGTAGACCATTTTCCACCTCGGGAGAATGAGTCCGCTCGGCGGTCTTTTTCTGTCTCCCGACATTTGAGAAAGGAGCGAAAAAATGATTAAGGCAAAGGCTGAAGCGCTCAGAACGTCTCGAATTGAGCGCGGGTGGGATATGACAAAACTCGCCCAAGAGGCGAAAGTCACACAGGCGACGATCAGCCGCGTGGAGCGGGGCAGTTCAACCTCACCTTCAACAGCAAAGCAGGTCGCCGACGCACTCGAGAGCCCCGTCACTGAGCTATTCACTATATCGTAAAGGAGGCGGCAACATGAACACACAGAGAGATGAGCGGGTCCCTGCGCGGGCGCCCCGCATGAGATACCCCGAGCAAGCTCTCGCCGAGCTCAAGCTGGAGGATCCCAGCACGCCGGTCACGGTCTACATGATCCGCAGACTGGTCGCAGCCGGCACAATCCCCTCGATCCAAATGGGCCGCCGTCGGCTGCTCAATTATGACTCCCTGCTGGAGTACCTTGCGCACCCCGTCCCCGAGAAAGCTGAGCACCAGCGCGGCGGGATCCGCAAGATCGGCGTCTGATAGCCGGCATTTACGCAGAAAGGAGGCGATGCTATGGCGTGGATCGAAAGCCACCAAGAAATATGGCGACACCCGAAAACGAAGAAGCTCGCCCGGCTGTTGGGCGTCTCGGTGCCGACCGCGGTGGGACACCTTCACGGGATCTGGTACTGGGCCCTCGATTTTGCTCAGGATGGAGACCTTCGTCAATATGATCCCGAGGAGATCGCTGATGCTGCTCTGTGGGAGGGGGATCCCCGGCAGTTTGTCGAGGCACTCGTGACGGCTGGCTATCTCGACCAAACCGATGATGGCCTCTCCCTTCATGACTGGTATGACTACGCTGGCCGGCTGATGGAGCAGCGCGAAGCCCGCAGGGAACAGGATAGGGCCCGAAAACAGCGGCAACGAGAGCGACAAAAGGCCGAAGCGCGTGACGGTCACACCGAAGTCACGGAAGCGTCACGCGTGACAGGCGACGAAGTCACGCCCCTACCGTACCTAACCCAACCTAACCAAACCGAACAGGACAATACAAGTACCGACACTCCCCCATTCCCCCCCGCTGGCGAGGGGGCTGACGAGGGCAAAAAGGACGCCATCGAGGTCAGGTTTGCAGAGTTCTGGAGCGCCTACCCGAAGAAAGTCGCCAAACAGTACGCCCTCAAGGCATGGAAACGGCTGCGGCCGGACGCCGAGCTGCACGAGAAGATCATGCAGGCCGTGAACGCTCAGAAGCGGAGCGAACAGTGGCGCCGAGATAACGGCCGCTACATACCGAACCCGGCCACATGGCTGAACGGCGGCCAATGGGACAACGAGCTCGAGGAGGTGACAACAGATGCAGAAAATCGGGGAGATCCTGAACGCAGCAACGCAGCCGACGCCGGCCGCGACTACTCGAAGGGCTTCAAGACCGCAGACGACCTCGACAGCATATAACGAGCTGGCCGAGTGTGCCAATGACGCCGTAAACGCCCAGAGCTGGAGGATTCGCCCAGAGCTGGCGCTCGCTGAGGAGAGCGAGGAGCAGCTTCTCACCCTTGTAGCCGAAAACAACCGACGGCTCCGAGAAGTCCGGCAGCAGATCGTGACCAACATGGTCGAGAAGTCTTTGAAGCGGCACAGGTTCGAGACGCTGGAGATCATCGCTGCCCATCTTAAGGTCAGATCTGCCGCGGTCGGATCAAGCGCTGGAAAGCTGATCGAGTGGCCGGACTGGAGCGATCCAGACATCGAGACAGCCAGCGTTCCCGCTTCAGAGATCGGAGGGCCACGCGGGCGCGGGATCCCGTTCCCCGCAATCGACTGCCATACCATCGGCCAGACTGACGGCGGCCGGATAGTCCTCGGCAGGATCGGATCCATCGGCAGCAAGCCCGTCGTTCTTTGCCGATGCTCGTGCGGGCGCCGCTTCCTCGCCTTTGAGCTCGATGTTATCCGCGGAGGAGCGGAGCACTGCGGGCCTGACTGTCCCGATGGGAAGTCAAAGCCACCCGCCCACAAACTCCTCAAAGTATTCCGAAATATGCACGACCGATGCACCAACCCCAACCACAAAAACTTCGACAGATACGGTGGGCGCGGGATCCGCGTCTGCCCTGAGTGGAGCAGTTTCGACGCCTTTGCAGAATGGGCGGCCGGCAGCGGCTACACCGAGGGCTTGACCATAGATCGCATAGACAACGATGGAGACTACACCCCAGAAAATTGCCGATGGGCCACCCGCTCGGAGCAGAGTAACAACCGAAGCACCTGCATCATGGTCGAATATGAAGGCCAGAGGGTAACGCTCAAGGAGGCTGCTCAGGCGTCTGGCTTGCCTTACAAGGCCCTGCTCGCGCGATACCATACCAACGGCGAGCGGGATCTATTCAGGCCGTTACAAAAGCGCCGCAGAAAGGAGGCGACAACGTCTTGAGCTATTACCGTATCTGCCCGAGCTGTGGCAGCCATCTCGACCCCGGTGAAATATGCGATTGCAAACTGCACGCAGCATCCTCGAGCCATTCTCGAGAACGGTCGAGAGACTCCCCCGTGACGCTCTACCACACACCGCAGAAGCAACGACAGAGGCCGGCCCAATCGCAGGCCGGATAGTCGCACCATCAGTCAACACCAACGGCCGCTAAGGTCTGAAGTGAAAACAGAAAAACAAGGAGGAAAACAACATGGCAGTAGTAAAATTTGGCGGTACTGGCCACGAGGTTATCAAAGCGAAGGCAGGACAGAACATTCTCCCTGCACTCGGCGTTGAGTGCCTGAGCTGGATCCGCGTAATCACCAAAAAGCCGGAGGGCATGACGATTATCGCGTCTACCAGTGCAACGCACTACACCACCAAAAAAAACGACGAATATGGCATCTACGAGGCAGAGAAAAAGGCCGTCTGCACATCCATGGGTGCCGGAACTCACGGCACCATCACAAGCGTTGCTTTCGACGAGGATGTCGAGGCTGTCGTTTACTTTCAAGGTTGAGAGGGGTGGTTTCGGTGTGCGATTTTAAGGCATTTGAGAGCATGAGCAAAGAACAGCGCGAAGCTGTGATCCTTGCCATGCGTCCCCCTGTGAACGCTACCCCGGATGAGCAGCAGCGGTTTGAACTGCTGCGACAGGTGGCTCTCGGCCGCAAACTGACCGAGGCCGAACAGCAAGCTATCCAGATCGGGCAGATTGCGAAGAATATCATCAATCGCTGAGTGGGACGGAGGCAAGCTATGAAAATATCCGAAATCAAGCGAGGCGACTGCTTTGAATTTTGCGGCTTCCAGTGGATTGTCATCGACCCGCAGCCCGAGGGCGTCTATGCACTGCTCAAAATCGTGCCGGAGATCCTCAAGCGCCGCTCCTTCGTTCCCTGCAACACATATCGGGTGAAGGATATTTCCAACTGGAAGCGGAGCACAGCACGGTATGTTCTCCGGCACGTCTTTCTCCCCGAAATGATGGAGCAGATCGGGCAGCAGAGCGAGAAACTCCTCGAAATGACCGTGGATTTATCCGCTTTAGACGGCACAGCCAGAGATACCTCCACGGAGATCATCGCACTCTTGAGCCTCGGCCAGTATCGGCAGCACGTTGACATCATCGGCGCGACCCACGCGGAGTTTTGGACGTTGACAAGAGCCAGCGCAAAGATCCCCGACGCCGTTGTCACGATCAAGGGCGATGGCACAGTCAGAGCGGACGGAAACCCCAAGCTCTCGGCCACGGAACTCCGGCCCGTAATCATGCTGGCGCCCGACACAGAAGTCGGGATTGTCAATCAGACCGAGCAAAGCGGCACTTAGGCATCGCACTAAAATAGAGAATTGTCAGCCGTTTTGTAGTTTTATCAGGAGGTGATTATCCCATGAACACAAGGTTCACTGAGCCTGTTGCAACAGCGGCAGGCGTGGCCTATCTGCAAAAACCGACAACGCTCGAGGCTCTTGAGCTTGTCGGTCGGCAGAGCATCATTGCAGGAATGGCCGCAGCGACAGCAGCACTCACAACCATCAGAAAAGACTAAAGGAGGAACTAAGAAAATGAAAAATACTGAGATGAATATCAAAAAGGAAACGCCGATCGATGGCGGTACCATTACTCTGCAAAAACCCATTGAAATCAACGGAAAAGCAGTGAGTGAGCTGCCTTATGACATCAATGAGATTACCGTGGATCTTCTCGAGACTGCCGAAGTTCGTGCCAGCAGAGCCGGGCGTGGGCCCGTTCCAGCTGAGATCGATAACGCGCTCTTCGTGCAGACTGGATTCGCAGCAATTATTGCTTGCAACCCTGAAATCGACTGGGCTGATTTGGCTCGAATTAAAGGCACCGACATCGCATGGATCCTGAGAATCGGCCGTTCTTTTTTTACTGCCTCGGCTGGAACCCAAGAAGTAGAGAGCGGCCAGTCGGAAGTAGCGCAATCCGAAAGTGTATGAGATCTTTCTCGCGAGTGTATAGCGCGAGTTACACAGACTTGCGTAGATACCCGGTTATTCGCTTCGCTTCTGATTATGGCGAAGCGATAGAGGACGCCAAGCGAGAAAAGGCACGTGCAGATGCTGCAGCACGATCAAGACGGAAAAGGAGGTGAAATAAATGTCTGAAAAAGGAAAAATGCTCACTACGACCATAAACATAATGGGGCAGATTGATCCAAGTCTGCAAAAGACCATTGCAGACACACAAAAGCGAATCAAAAAACTCACCCCTGCCCTTGCGGCCGCTACTGCTGGTGCGCTTGCAATGAAAGGCACTTTCAGTTTAACCAAGAGCGTTATTGCTCTCACTGGAACAGCTGCAATTGAGGCCGGCAAGTACCTGAAGGATCTCGGCAGCCAGTTCGACGAAGCAGCCGACGCCATCCGCATCGGCACCGGCGCGACCGGCGACGCTCTGGATGGGCTGCTCGATGACTTCGATGAGGTCTACAAGAGCGTGCCGACCACCATGGAGGACGCCAGCAAAGCCATCGCGGACTACAACACCCGGCTCGGCCTGACCGGCCCGCAGCTTCAGGAGATCTCCAAGCAGGCGCTCCAAGTGAGCGATATGCTGGGGGACGACCTCGGCGGCGTGATCGAGGAGTCGAGCCAAGCCTTCCAACAGTGGAACATCGACGCCGACAACATGGGCGGCGCGATGGACTACATCTTCAAGGTCAGCCAGAGCACCGGCATGGGCTTCACTGACCTTATGAGCAATATGCAAAAGTTCGGCCCGCAGCTTCAGGAGATGGGCTATTCCTTCGAGACAGCGAGCGCCTTCATGGGCCAGCTCGACAAGGCCGGCGTCAACACCGAGGAAGTCCTCAGTGCCATGAAAAAGAGCGTCGGCGCACTGGCGAAGGAAGGCATCAGCGCGAGCGATGGGCTGGCTATGTACTACGAGCAGATCAAGAACGCAGGCACGGTCGCAGAGGCCGCAAGCATCGCGTCGGAGATCTTCGGCACCAAGGCCGGATCCACAATGGCCGCAGCAATCAGAGACGGCACCTTCGCCGTCGGCGACCTGACGGAAAGCCTATTGAAGAACGGCGAAACCATCGCCGGCGCGGCCGAGGACACCTACGACTTCGCCGAGCGGCTCCAGATCATGAAGCAGGGCCTCGAGGTCGCTCTGAAGCCGATGGCAAACACCGTGTTTGACGGCCTCAACAAGTTCATGCCGACACTGCAAAAGCTCATGGAGCAGATTACTCCCGTTATATCGGACGCAGTAAATGCGGCGATGCCTTTCGTTGATGATTTCCTTACAGGAGCAGCTGCTGCGATCGAGAGCGTCGCGCCGATGGTTACGGATCTTGCATCCAGACTTTTCCCTGTTTTGACCGAGCTTATGAGTACGCTTCTGCCTCCGATCCTCGATCTTGTAAATGCACTATTCCCCGCTGCTATGCAAATCCTTGACGAGGTAATCATCCCGCTCACTCCATTTATCGTTCAAATTGTCGACGCCCTGCTACCGCCGCTTGTTTCTCTTCTCAATGCTGTACTTCCGCTTCTGACACCGCTGCTCAGTGTGCTGAAGCCGGTCGCGGATGTACTGGCAACAATCGCCGAGTGGATAGGGAAAATCGTCGATTTTGGCGCAGGAGTTATCGAAAAAATTGCGGGGCTGTTCGGTGGTGGAAGTGGCAGTAAACTGTCCGCGCCGCAAGGCTATGCAACTGGTGGCTTCACAAGCGGCCCGTCCATCGCGGGCGAGGATCCGCGATACCCCACTGAGGCTGTCATCAGCTTCAACCCTGCATACAGAGCTCAGAACCTAACATACTGGCAACGCGCTGGGCAGATGCTCGGTGCATCACCGGAAAGCGACTACGAATTGCTGAGCGGCGGCTCGAGCACGTCCGTGGTCTACGACCTGAGCGGGCTCTCCTTCTCCCCGCAGATCAAGATCGAAGGCGACACCGACGAGAACGCTCTGATCCGCAAGCTGCGCGAGCTGGAGCCAGAGTTCATCGACTTCGTCCTCGAAGCTCTAAGCCGAAGGGAAGGCGGCGCATATGTCACGGCAGATAGCCGGCTATATTAACGGATATATTGAAAAACGGGGGGCGGCCAATTGACGCCGCCCCCTGTAGAGTTTCAGGAAACGGCTCAACATGAAATGGTAAGAGGATGTTGAAGATGAAAAGAAGCAGAATGATATACCCAACCAACAAGGGCTACGGCGATGCCGGTGCGAGCTGGCAGAAGAAAGCGACCAAGGGCTTCAGAGCTATGAGCGGCAGCCCGAAGGAGGACATCGACGCCAACAACGCGACCCTCCGACAGCGTGCCCGTATGCTCTACATGGCGGCCCCAATCGCCACCTCAGCCATCAAAACCAACCGCACCAACGTCATCGGCGTCGGCCTGCGACTCAAAAGCAGGATTGACCGCCGGATCCTCGGTATGGATCAGGCGGCAGCGGACGCATGGCAGAAAAAGACGGAGCGGGAGTTCGCCCTGTGGGCCAACCGCAAGGCAGCCTGCGACGCCACCGGCGTGAACGACTTTGCTGGGATGCAGCAGCTCGCTCTTGCCTCGTGGATGGTAAGCGGCGATGTGTTCGCCGTCATCAAGCAGTACGATCCCACGCCGACTATGCCCTACTCACTCAGGATCCACCTCGTTGAGGCTGACCGAGTGGCAACCCCGACGGCCGCCGGCATCATGACCCCGCTGCTGGCGACTACCGGCAAGGCAGCCAACGGCAACACCATCTACGACGGCGTCGAGGTCAACCCCAACGGCATGATCGAGGCATACCACATCCGCAGCACCTACCCCCTCGAGCTCGGCACGGCGTCGACCAAGTGGACGCGCGTCAAGGCATACGGAGACCGCACCGGCCTCCCGAACATCTTGCAGGTCATGGACTCGGAGCGGCCTGACCAGTACAGAGGCGTCAGCTATCTGGCGCAGGTGATCGAGCCGCTGCTTCAGCTTCGCAGGTACACCGAGAGCGAGCTGACGGCCGCGATCGTCGAGAGCTTTTTCACCGCCTTCGTGAAAACGGAGGCCGGAGCGTCCGACAACCCGTTCAACGAAGTGGGGAGCAGCCTGCCAGAGGTGGGCCGCGATCCCAATGAGTACGAGATGGGCCCGGGCCAGATCAACATCATGGAGCCCGGCGAGGACGTCGTATTTGCCGACCCGAAGCGGCCGGCCAGCGGCTTCGACTTGTTCCTGCGTGCCATCTGCGAACAGGTGGGCGCTGCGCTCGAGATCCCGGCCGACCTGCTGCTGAAGTCCTTCAACAGCTCGTACAGCGCCAGCCGTGCGGCCCTGCTGGAGGCGTGGAAAGCCTTCAAAATGCGCCGCGAGTGGTTTGTCGCTGACTTCTGCGCCCCGATCTACGAGATCTGGATGGCCGAGGCCGTCGCCCGTGGCCGCATTGACGCCCCGGGCTTTTTCACAGATCCGGCGATCCACGCCGCCTACCTCGGCGCCGAATGGATCGGCCCGTCTCAGGGCCAGCTCGACCCGGTCAAGGAGATCACGGCCGAGATCCTCGCAGTAGGCGAAGGCTTCAGCACCCGCGAGCAGAGCACGATCCGGCTCAACGGCGGCAAGTGGGATGCCAACGTGGAGCAGATCGCAAGAGAAAACGAGAAGCTCTCCCAAGCCGGTGAAGATCCGGGAAGGACTGCGCAGCAAGTGACCTCCCCGAGTAAGCCGAAGCGGCCGGAGTCGCCTGCCTCACCCGACGGGAAAACCTGTCCGTCGCTCGTGTGTGCGAGGAGATAATCAGAGGCACAGTAGTAGAAAAACAGAGCGAAGGAGGCGGCTGAAGCTGCCCGCTATCCTCCCCAAATAGGCAGAAAAGGCAAGGAAGGCGTAGGTGGAAAGCGTGGAGAGTAAAAGAAGATCGGAAGAAGCAGAACAGATAAACTACTCACAGCAGAGCCGGAGCGCGGAAAAAGGGCCCGAAACTCGGCACGCAGAAACAAATGAGGCACTCGTAGCTCGAATAAAAGCGGGTGAGCCGGAGCTCATGGGGCAGCTGTGGGAGCAGTGCAAACGACTGTTGTGGGCGCTTATGCGTCGTGAGATTTCAGGAAAAACTGAGCGACTCGCGCAGGCAGGCGTCACGGTTGAGGATCTCAAACAAGAGGTTTATTTTGCGCTGTGCGAGGCCATAAAGGCATACGATCCGGCTGACGGTTATTTGTTCACTTCATACCTGAAATATCCCGTGCATAATGCTGTGTTCAATGCCATTGGACTCAGAACCCAACGCACGGCCCACGAGCCTCTTGCCGAAGCCATCAGCCTCGACCAGCCTCTCAGCGATGACGACGCCGGAAGCGGCACACGCCTTGATCTTTTAGCCGATCCTGCCAGTGCTGACCTGTTCGACCAGATCGAGAAGGATGACTACACGAGGCACCTCCACGATGACATGGAGCTCGCGATCTCCGAGCTGACTGAGCGAAAACGTCGGGTCATCCGCGGAATTTTCTATGATTACAAGACGATGGAACAGATCGCAGTCGAGGAAGGCGTTTCCGTCGAGTGTATCCGTCAGAATAAGGACGACAGTCTGCACACCATGTCCCGATCCGAATGGCTCAAAGCCTACCGTGCCGATATTATTCAGAGCTACTCCCTGCACTCTGGATACCAGAACTTCAAAAACCACGGCTATACCAGTGGTGTCGAGCGGGCAGCATTGAAGCTCGTGGAGCTTGATGAACGAGAAGCTGAAAAGCGCCGCATCTATCAAGAGACTATGGATCGGCTCCGAGCGCTCAGGAACAGAGAAGGCATGGGGCAAGTCAGCCGATAAAGGGCCACTCCCACCAAAACGAAAGGAAGGAGAACACCATGAACACCAACAGTTACAAGTCGAACGTTGGAAACAGCGAAGGGCAGCCAACAGGCGGTGCAGCCGATAAAATCAGGGATCGGCTGAATAATTACCGAAAGCTCGCCCGAGACCTGCGCAATCAACGGCAGCGCTATGATCGCGCCGATCCAGAGGTTACGCTGCACCTCCGAGAAATTGCTGAAGATATGGCAGCCAAAGAGATAACTGAGGCAGAGGAGTACAAGGCCCTCTCTGAATTGATCCAGCGTGTCGAAGATCCAGATCAACGTGCAACGCTCCAGTTGCGGTATCTCGATAACTCGGAGTGGCCCGACGTCAATTTTGCCATGTTCGGAGATCTGGCAGACTTCAATGCGAAAGAGAGAGCATACCAACGCCGAGTCTACAGGATCCACAGCCGGGCGCTACTGACACTGGCGCAGATTGCGGATGTCGAAGCATAAGACAGAGAGCCTCGCAACGCACAGTCAGCACCGTGCAAAAGGCCAGCGGACAGGAACCGAACACTGTGGAAACGTCCGCAGGTCGGCCAACGGGAAACCATAAAACAGCCACAAGGCCGCCAAACTCAATAAGATGGCCGGCAACATACAGGTCAGAGGCGAGACCATCGAGAAGCTCATGACCAGACTCTAAGAAGAGACGACCAAGCAACTCCAGCATAACCTCGGCCGAGCCCCCGGCAAGTAGGGCCACACCAACGGCCACAGCAGAGCTCCACAGCGGCCCACAGGACGCGCGAAGCGACGCAGCCGACCCGACGGACGGCCAGCCAAGAAAACGCGCCACAGAGGCCGTCAGAGCGCCGCACACGACGTCCAGACGCGCCGAAGGTACTGTGACGCGACCGATCGGCCTGCGGTGCTGGCGAGCCCAAAAAACGCGCAGACTGGAAAAAATTTTTTCGGGCCGTTTCGTTTCGCGGCCCTGACCATTTTCGTGAGCTCACGAAAATGATGGCACGGAGAAAGGAGGAGAGCCATGCCGAACAACCCCAACACGAAGCTCGTCGACAGCAAAACCATCGCGGCCATCTTCGGCGTGGATCCTCGCCGCGTGCAGCAGCTCGCCAAGGAGGGCATCATCACCGCCACAAAGGACGGGCACGCCAACCGCTACGACCTGCTGCCGACGATCCAGAAGTACATCCGATACCTCAGCGACAAAGCCAACGGCCGCGAGCCGTCCAAGAAGGACAGCGAGATCGAAGCCCGCCGGCTGGAGGCTGAGGCAGACCTGAAGCGCAGCAAGGCCGACATGGCCGCCCTCCAACTCAAGGAGCTCGAGGGCACCATGCACCGCAGCGAGGACGTCGTAGCAGTTCAATCAGCGGATGGGACGGTCGAGATCATCCGGGCCGAGGCCAACCGGCGCGACTCGGAGCCACCAACACCGGCAGCAGCTCCGGCAGTCAGACATCCGGCAGCACTGACGGCGGCCTGAAGGTCGGCGACGTCGTCGCCTTCAGCGGCAGCAAGCACTACACCAGCGCGGCCGGCAGTACCGGCCCGCCCTACAAGCCCGGCAAGGCGAAGATCACCGCCATCGCCAAGGGTAAGGCCCACCCGTACCACCTGATCGCCGTCTCCGGCGGCGGCTCCACCGTCTACGGCTGGGTCGACGCCAGCACCGTCAGCGCCGGCAGCGAGGCCGCAGCAGCTACCTCCTACCGCGTGAAGATCACCACCGACGTCCTGAACATCCGCAAGGGCCCGGGCACCAACTACGGCACCAACGGATCCATCAAAGGCGGGGGCATCTACACCATCGCCGCCGAAAGCACCGGCACCGGCGCGACCAAGTGGGGCAAGCTCAAGAGCGGCGCCGGCTGGATCTCGCTGGACTACGCGAGCAAGGTCTGATTGTGCAAAATGCCACCGGCGCGGCGCGGATCGCGCTCGGCCAGCGGCATCAATATCGGCAAATTATACAAAAACCCGCTCGGGAGAGATCCCGGGCGGGCTTTTTCTGTTTTATAGGGCCCCGCGCTGCTTCAGGTCAGCGGCGACCGCTTTATAGATCTTCGTGCCCCTGTTCGGCCCGGCGAAGTCGTAGACGTCCCGATCCTCCAGTGACTTCATCAGAGCCGGATCTTCGGCAACGGCAGCCCCGCAGGCCCGCAGGGCATCATACACAGGCAACCGGCGCGGATCGCTGAAGCTGCCACCCTTTTCCTGACGATTCACCGCGTAGGCGTAAAGCTCGGCCCGGGCCGCGCCCTGCAACTGGCCGACCATAAACCCGAGCAGAGCCTTCGCACCGACAAAGCGAGAAAACTTAACACCGCAGGCGTGCGCGTACCGAGATAAGCCCGGATCCGGCGCCTCCTCGTCCTCGTCCGCGATCCTGCTGATGATCGCGCTGACGTCGTCCTTGCATACGCCGTCCGGGATCATGGCCTCGAGCTCGAGCGCATAGTCCATCTGCCGGTCGGTCGGCGGGATCTGCTGCTCCACCTGAACGGTCAGCGGATCCACGAGGCCGTCGGCCGCTGCACGCGAAGTAGAAAAACGACCGGCTGACGAACAAAAACGAGGCACAAACAACATAAGGACAACCGGCGGTCGACCGCAGTACATCCGAAAAAACACAAAGCGGCCAGAATTGAGCTGTTTCCTCGCTGTACCTGCACAAATTAGGACAGCCTTCGGGAGTCCCGGAGGCTGTCCTTGCGTCGGCGTGGGTATGGTGGATTAGAAGTCGTAGACCTCAATGATAAAGTAAATCGTGCCGGTATAGGTGCCAGCAGTATGGCACTCACTGGCCGTGGAGACTCTGACCGAGCCGAACAAATCCGGCGTTGTTCCGTGCGTCGAGTTGAAAACGGCGACTGAAGCATTTTGCTGGCTGGTGATAGTCTCCCAGTATGCTGTCGAAGCATACCCCTTCGAGATCATGCAGGGAATACGAAGCGCGGCATTCTCGGTGTTACTGAGATAGAAGTAGCCGTCCGGCGCGAATGTGCGGTCGTAATCGACCATAACGTGAAGCTCCTGCCTGCTGTCAAGCTCCATTTTCGAGGCTGTGATCTCAAAGGAGTCGCCGGTGTCAAGCGATAGTGTCGCCGGTATGCTGATTTCATAGGAGGGAACGTTCACAGGGTACGGATCTGGATCGGAGTCGGAGCTTGAGCCGCTATCTGGCTGTGCTTCGATGGTTTTAGTGACGACCGTGTTACCCGCCTCTGTACTGGCTGCTGACGCGGGAGCGGTCAGAGCTGCCAGCATGGCAAGGCACAGGGCGAGGGAGAGGACTTTCTTTTTCATGGCAATACCTCCAAAGTAAAGGACGACTCTGCTCCGTTTAGTTCCTGCGGCACATCTTCGAGTGTGTAGCATGAATAGCGGAGCACAGCCTTTTCATAGATTGCTGGATCGAGAGGATCCGAGATCTCGATCGCGTCAATCGACTCACCCGGCAGGAGCTCGTTGGAGCGATAGATCTCTTTCCCCGAAGGGAGCACGATGGAAACAATAAATGCGCAGTCATTTCCGGCGGGATTGTAGAGTATAACCGGCTGTTCCTTCTGCCCAGCCTTGAAACTCATACGCTCATAGCCCGGAACGGTTATAGCCCCCACGGCGCCGACTGTAATGCCCTCGGGCATCTCTGATGGCGTAGCGTGTGGCGCTCCGATTGTCATATATTCGGAACGCTGGCCGACTGTGTAGCCAACTACTCCTCCGGCAATAGAGACCGCGCAGATCGCTGCAATAATTGCGATGGCCTTGTTTTTTCTCATGGTGTACCTCCTTCACGCCGACGCAAGGCTCATTTTACGCCGGTAGTATCTTCAGTTACAGGCAAAGCAGGTAGAGCCTCGGCCTTTTTCCACCGCCGGATCGTGGAATCGTCAGCCGGGCAACTTTCGCCACCTCCGATCTGGACGTCGCGGATCGTCTCGGCCTCATAGTGGCGCCGCGGGGCCATGAAGTCCGGGAGCTCGAGGTGAAAGCTCTGACAGGCTGGGCACCGCCATCGACGCAGCAGATACCAGTGAGACACGCCAGCCGAGTCGATCGCATGACGCCGTCTGATCCCATGGCCGCACATGATAGCCCCACAAACAGGACAGCGCGGCACTTCTGAGCTCAGGATCGCATAGGCATCCCGCTCGGCGTCGTATGTAACAGCGTAGTGCTTCGTCACGATCACACAGCCACCTCCCGGATCGGGAGGCCGCCGGCGTACAGAGTGAGGCACTGTGCAGCAGTGGGCTCCTCATTTTCTCCGGGATCTCCGGCGTCGCTGGCTCGCGCCGATATACTTTCCGTTCCAGATACGGCCGTCCTCTGGCTTCGGAGCGTCGTCCGGGATCAGCCAGATACCGCCGATCTTTCCGGCCCCGGGGACTCGGCCCTGCTTGCAGAGCTGACTGACCCACATAGAGCTCACACCCCACCGCTTGCCGGCTTCCTTCGTCGTTTCGTACCCTCTCCAGCTCATAGCTGCACCCCCATCTCAATACTCGTCAGGGAGAAGGACGGTCGTGGCAGCTCTCTGGCCGTTGTCATCTGCTGCTTCAGTGATGATCCAGATCTTCCCGCCCCGCTTCGTGGTATACGCACCCATGAGCCGGGCGCCAGTCCTGAGCGCCGCCTCGTTGAGCTGCATATCCTCGGGGCAGAGATCGCCCCAGTCGCCGAGCTGGTACCTGCGAAGGCACTCGAGGATCTCTGACAAGAAGCCGACGTCATCGCGGGCGGCCTGAGCGATCCCTGCCGTGATGAAAAGCGGCCCGAAGTCCATTGACAGCGCCTCCCTTTGCTTTGATGACTTAATCATAGCGCCGAGATCCTAAAAGGAACAGGCAAACCGGGTAGAGTACATAGGACACAAAGAGCCCCGCCCCTCAAATTGAGAGGCGGGGCTCTATATTCGGATGCTGCCCAGCTTTTCAGAGGCCGAGCTCTATGATGGCGATCCTACGCGTCTCTGGATCGGCGTGTCGCAGCCGATAACGGAGCTCCTCGCGTGCTATCACATAATCCTCGACGTTATAATGGCTCCAGAGGCTTCGAGGAATGTCTTTGCCGTCCTCGTCGTCGCGGAGGACTGGTGCCTCGAGGCTTACCACCTCAGCAGCGTGCTGCTTTTTACAGAATTTGAGAGCACTGTAATGGAGTGAAACCTTCACACAAGCTCGAAGGGCGGTGATGACCTCAGCATCCTTTTGGGGCTTTTTGAAGCCATTCAGAACATCCCAGAAAACAAGCAGGGCTTCGCTGAGGCCCTCCTCAAAATCCCCGCCCCATAATGCAATATCTTCGTTTACAAAGAAACGAACGAGCCCAAAAAGTTCCTCCGCATAGTGCTCTTTTTCGGCAGATGTTAGTTTTCGAGCAAGGCCTTCCTCAAACTCAACTTTTCGATCGTCATAGTCAGGAAACAGGTCGCATACATTACAACCCAGCGCAGAGGCTATTTTTTCGGCCTTGTCGCCGCTGGCCTTCTTGACGCTTCCAGCCTCATAGGAGTAGTAGGCTTTATTTGATATTCCTGCCTTGTATGCAACCACCCGCTGCGTGTACCCGGCATTCTCGCGTGCTGCTTTGATCGCTGCGGCATCATAACTGCAATAAAAGTCATTTCTCGATCTGGACATATTTTCCTCCTTTTGTCCACTTATCCACGCAAGGCAAATCGGGTAGAAAGTGGCCCGATCTGGCCTTTTTGCGCTGTGCTCGTTTGGTGCTTGTTTGGTGCTTATGAACACCAGACCAGACTTTCGCACCTGTTCGTAGACTTTGAGGAAAACGCTGCAAACCCGCATAAAATCAGGCTTTTCGTGTGCAGCCGCTTGTAGACTTTTCGAGCGGATTATAATTCGTAATGCGCAGGTCGTCGGTTCGAGTCCGACTCCCAGCTCCAAAAACGCCCGATTTTCATTGAAAATCGGGCGTTTTTATACCTCTTGCTTTATTTTAGTTGTCTCATTTTGACCCGCACGGAGAAAGTTTCCGGGGGCTCTTCCGTTCCTTCGAGGGCGGCGCCATGAGTAGGAGAACGGAGCTTCTGACCGCGGCGCTCTCCCTGGGTCTGACCATACTGCTGTGTCTCGGCCTCTATCAGTGGGACAACAAATACAGCCGGCCCATCGGCGGACTGCTCTTCCTCTCCGCCGGGGAACCGAAGACCACTCCTCTGCGCTACCTGGTGCGGGAGTGGGAATACTGGCCCGGCAGGCTTCTGCCTCCTGAAGCGGCCTCGCGGGAGAGGGGCTGCCGCTCTACCGGTGAGACCTCGGATCTGGAAGCCGGGCGCGGCCACGGCTGCGGTACATACCGACTGACCCTCCTCCTGCCGGAGATCTTCTCCGCATATCGTCTTTTCATCAGCGGCCGTCAGGTGCTCCAGCTGGGCGTTCCGGAAACGGAGGGTTACCGCCCGGCCCTGGGTGCCCGGATGGTCACCTTCTCCGCCTCCGGCCCCACCGAAGTGCTGCTGGCGGTGAGCGACTACTCCGGCGTATACAGCGGCCTGACCTATCCCCCCGCCTTCGGGACTGCTCGGGCCGTCCTGGCCGCCCGGGAGGCCAGGCTTTTGATCCACGGCGCGCCGGCGCTGCTGTTTCTGCTGTGCGGAACGCTGGCCGTATGCTTCGGCCTGCGGAATCGCGGCCTGCAGGGACTTCCGATCCTGCTGGCCTGTCTGTGCTCTGCACTGCGCCCTGCCCCTCTCCGAGCAGATGGAACGGGCCCGGGGGGACTTCCCATGACCTGCGCCACCACATGCGCGCCCTGCGGATCATGGCCGGGCAGGGTCAGATGGAACAGTTCCTGTCCTATCTGGAAAACTGCGAGTCTCACATGCGGGAGCATGAGGTGA